GGAATGATGAAGAAGCGACCATCCATAGGAGTGTCGTTGTCATCCAAACGCTGAATAGTACGACGAATAGCCGCATCAGTCAGAGCAGAGGCATTACCAGTGTTGGAGTTAGCAGTGTAGTCAAAGGCTGTTGTGCCATCACCACCAATAAAACCACCAGTGTAACGTGCGCTATCAGCAGTACCACCATTGGCAGAACGACCCAACTGAATCAAGTCTGAATCAACTTGTTTAGCCAAGGCATAACCTGCATCAGATGTGTAGAAGTTACGCATAGAGTTCAGAGCTTGAACTTCTGCAATATCTTCAATCAAACGGCTATATTCATAGTGCTTGTTGATGGATACTTGAACTTCAGATGCTGTATCAACGATCAGGGTAACTGCGTCAGTTTTGCCCTTCAAAGAAGCGTTGCCACGACCAGGGGCGGGAATGTGAACTGTGTCACCTTTCTTGCCCTTGAAGTTCATCTTCATAACCAAGTTCGCTAGAACAAGGTTCTTTTTGTAACTGGCAACAATTTCATCACTCCAAATTTCAGGAATGAACTTGTCTGCGGTTGTTACTGTGGTTGCATTGTTAGGTGCGAATGCTGTATTAGCCATGTTTAAATCTCCAATAAATTAAGTTTACTTAACTCTACCCTCTTGATACGCTAACATGATTTCATCAGAAAGCGCCTCATAGCGGTTAGGGTCTTGCATTTTCAGCCGAATAAGGTCAGCCCTACGATAAACTCGTTTTGATGACTCTCCAGAACCACCTACATCTACTCCAACTGCTCTCAAATTCTGCTTGCGAGTGGCTTCTCCAGCATCACTTGTTTGCTTCTGTTTGACAGAGCGAAGTTCTTTGTAAGTTGATAACAGTTCATTGGCAGCATCATAATCGAAATCAGCATCAGCCTTCTTGAACAGATCAATACGAACAGGGCTAGATTTGACCCAATTCGCAAAGTCCTCATTTTTGGCAATGTCGCCAAAATCAGGGTGTTCTTGCGCTAACTTCTGCTGAATTTGCGCCCTTTTCATCTCTAAAGTGGCTTGTCTAGCCGCAATGATGTCAGGGTGACTATCAACTGTCCTTTGAACTGCCTTCTGTGGATTCTCAAAGAAGTCTACTTCAGGCTCTTCTACTCTAGTCTGTTGTTGTCTAGAACTAAGGTTCTGTTTAATGAGTTCATCAGCTAACTTACGGACTTCGCCTACTTCTTGTGCTTGCTTACCAATGAGCTTTTCAGCCTCTTGGTGCATCCTCACAATCTCATCTAAACTTTTGTGCCTGTATTTATCAGGAAGTTCCGACTTATCAGTATCTTTTTGTGAAGTCTTCTGTTCGACAATGTCAAACTCACTTAACTCTTCTTTTTCGTTGTCAATCAACATACGTTTCCTTTTTCCTGCCGTTATCGGTTGTAGGAGATTCAACTCGGCATAATTGCTTATGAGTTGAGTTTCTGCTCAGATTTCAACTTGTCGGTATGACTCTTTCCAAATTTGGCATGAGCCGTTGGAAAAGAACCAGACCATCCTTCAAGTCTAAAAGCTGGCGCAGAGAGTGAACGTGTAGCCAAAGCCCCACACTCACACTTCAAGTTCGTTGCCTCATAAACAACAAACTTTTCTGTCTTGTGTCCGTTTTCACAGACGTAATCATAAAATCTCTTCATAAGCCCTCTCGCTGATCTCTTTAAGATTTTTCAGCCAAGTTAGGATAGAAAGTTCACCTTTTTTGAATTGTAGGTCTTTCTCATCAGAAACTACAGAGATATTATTCAAAGATACTATTATTTTGTCAATATCTTCTACTAAATCTTTCCACCCTTGGGTAGACATCATCTCAAAACGATCTGTATAGTATTTTTCTAGTTCAGGGGTCATACGTCTTCAGAACCAGCGTACTGAGTAAAAGTCTTGAGAACACCATACATAGCGGGGATTAAATCACCCTCAAGTGACTCCATTCCTATATAGTGAGCCTGTTGTTGGATAGAGGGCCATCCTGCTTTACGGGCTTCCTCGGTTGCGTGAATTTCCACTTGTACTTGGATTTGGTCTTTAGTACCAAAAAAGTTAGTGATACGGGCATAAGCCTGAGTTTCAGACTGTCCGTTTGTGTTGTTTATCGCTGTGATTTTTAAAGCCATGATTGCTCCTGTTAGTAAGTCATTTCGGTTGTGCGGATTTTAAAATCTTCAAATTGTTCCTTGGTATTATTACCAAAGCCATAATTTGAATGGAATGAGATATGGTGATAATCGCACAAAGTCACACCATTATCTACGTCAAATCGTTTTTCAGGAAATAGGTTAAAACCATCTAAGTGATGGGCAACCATAGGGTCTTTGCGTATGCCACAAATTTGGCATTTTGTTTTATCCCTAACCCAAACACTTAGTCGCCATGCTTTGTATTCACCAGAATTCCTAATAATTTCTGTTTCTGTACCAACTCGTTGTTCTGGCGGTTTCCAACAAGCATTATTCTCACCACGATTAAATAGACTTTGACAACCCCTACATCTGATTGCACTATATGCAGCAAGTGTTATTCCACAATCTTGACAAGAAGGTTTACCCCCAGACCAATTGCCATTTTTTTCACCTTTGGCTGGATTTAGGTTTATCTCACCATAAGTAACGTGTTTTGGCTTAAATGCTATGCCCAGTCGTTTAAATGCTTTATGGATTGTTCCGTAATCACATGGAATTAACTTGGCAATCTTTGCAATGGAAATGTTTTCTACAAAGTATTTTTGTTCAAGCCACGCTTTATCACGGGTCAAATGCCCATTAAGACAAGTCAATTTAGACTTGCGGGGTTTGGTTTCTACTCTGGTTTTTCTCATCAGAATGTCATTTCTGTACTGCGGATTTGGCACACGACCCTAATTGTAGTACCCGCTTGCCCTGTGAATGTTACTGCCAACCCGCCATTGGTAGTATCTGCTGAAAGTGCTATTGTCCAAGTAGCCGCACCTACGTCTGCATAACTTGATGTGATTGTTGGTGAGCCTACAAGGGCAGTAGAAGCGGCATTTGCACCACGTTTGATGACACCCTCAATAGTCCATCCTTTTGTGTTTCCACCGCCTGTAACACCTGCTACTACTTCTCCTGTAAAGAAATAGGCAGAGTTGTTAGGTAAAATTACTTGGTTGGTTGTTCCTGCAACAGCGTTATCGGAAGTTATTACTGTGGCAGTAGCGTCAGTTGTTTGCCTTCCAAGTATTAACAATGAGGTTTGGGAAACTCCACTTGCATTAGCAATAGGGCTTATGCAAGCTGAAAAAGTATGCAAAGCGGCAATGCCTCTAGTTATTCCGTTTTGGCCTCCAGCTACAAATGAATATGTTGAATTAGAAATATTTCCATTTCCACCCACAAGACTTGAACCAAATCCAGTTGAATTGTTGCCTAATCCACCAGCTACAACAGTCCCCGTGTTTGTTGCAAAATTTGTAGCTCCTCCACCTACAAAAGATTGCGTGCCAGACGAAGTATTTTTAGAACCACCCGCTACTGTTGACCAATCACCAGAAGCAACATTCCTGTTACCAGCCGTTCCCGCATCACCACCACCGCCAATAAAGGAATATGAACCAGTAGCCTGATTGTTTCCACCACCTACTACTACTCCATGAGGGGTATAAAAGGATAGGGTTGATGTTCCGCTACCGCTTGCATTTTGGGATAGCGTTAATGTAGTCCCAGATATTGCGGCTACATAAGTTGTTGGATATGTAATGTATGTACCAGTTACAAATTGACCAACTTTAATAGACGCATTAGAACCCGACAATGTAACAGTCGTTGTTCCATTCATCGTTGCTGATTGGGTTGTTACCACCGAAGATGAAGTTGCACTATTGGTATAACCGCCACCAATAAAGTTGTAATTTCCTGCCGCAGTATTTGAACTTCCACCAACAATAGCAGAATATGCTTGATTTCCAGCAATATTATTAGCGCCAGAGCCGACAAAACAATATCCACCAGTTGCTTGGTTTGTAGAACCATTTACAACAGCGGCAGAGGATTGAGTTGCTTGATTTAAATAACCACCGCTTACTGATGCTTGTGCGCCTGATGCAACATTTCCATAACCACCAGCAACAACTGCTTGATTCCCACTAGCAACTTTATTAGCGGCATCTCTTGTGCTTTGCCAGTCAACAGCATTAGCACCCCTAGCATTACCACCAGTAGCAGATGATGTAGTGGCTTGTGCTTGTAATGCACCAGTACCCGCAGGTTGGACATACAGAGAACCATCAGACTGTAATCCTATTGTGGATACACCTGAAAAGGATAGGGTAGGAGTTCCGTAAACAATAGATGTTGTAGTTACATTATAGGTATTGGTAACTGTTCCAAATTCTGCTTGTGCGCCCCAAATTAGAATACCACTTGTGCCATCGCCAGCATAGTTATTGTTGATTCCGTCAGGGCTTGGAAATACATTAACCAAATAAGATGCTGATGTTATTGTTGTGGTTATTGAACATCTGTAATAACCATTTCCAGCGGCAGTTATTGTAGAAGTTATGCCTGTGCCATTGGAAACTATTGCACCAGTTGATAAATTAAAATAAGCACCTTGACCAGCATTACCATATTGCAAATGTAAAAAGTTGTAACCTGATGGTTTTGCATAAATAGAAACAGTGTAAGTTACGCCACTTATTGAATTTGCAGTTGGTAAAAACTGAAACAAAAAATGTTGTGCTGTTGTCGCAGAGGCTGTTAATTTAAATGCTGTACTTCCGCCCAATGGGTCAGACTGTGAGCCTGTTAAAGTTGTGGCAGAGGTTGTCCAAGTTGTGTTAAAAGTCTGCGATTGCAATACTAAATTCTGCCCAGTACCCTTTAACACTTCTGTCTGAGCAGTAAGCGTAGTAAACGTACCAGCCGCAGGGGTTGTTGCTCCAACTGTTGTGCCGTTGATTGTGCCGCCTGTGATGGCTACGTTGTTGGCGTTCTGTGTTGCCATCGTGCCATAAGTGGCAATCGTGGCTTGTAGGGCAGCAATAGCATTTAAAGTTGTCTGTGAATCACCACCTGATCCACTCTGAATCTTATGAATTGTCTGTGCAACATCAACAGGAACTACCTCACCTACATTGATTTCTCTGCCATCAGAAAGAGTAATAACTAGACTGCCATCAAAGTCAATCTTGGCATCTTGGACGCTAATTCCGTCTTTTCCGTCTAGTCCATCTTTACCATCAAGACCATTCTTTCCATCTCTTCCTTGAGCGCCATCTAATCCTCGGTCTCCTTGCTCACCTTTTTGACCTTGGATGCCTTGTTCTCCCTTTTCAGGGATTATTCTTAGTTTGGCTTCTACTTTGGCTTCAATAGTTTTAAGAGCCTCAATAATCAACTCTACATTGTCATCAATGGCTTCTTGTTCTTGCT